CCAGCTTCTCCACGGCGATGCACAGGTCCTCGTGCAGGTAATCGGGCAGCGGGGTCCTGGTGCTGAATGCCCACGACTCCATTGCGGACAGCAACTTGATCAGTTTGATGGCGTCTTCTTTGGTCATTTGATTACCCTCATGAACGCGCCGCACCGGGCGCATTTGTAGATCAGTTTGTCTGGGACTTCTTCCCAGCGGTGTTTACAGGTCGTCATCGTCATCCTCCATGTGTTCTTGCAGCAGTTGCGCCTTGGCGATCTCAAGGCATCCGATAGCCGTTGCCACCATCAGCGTCTCGTCGTACTTGTGTACCACCTCCAGCAGCTCATCCACCAGCTTCTGGGACAGCGATCCTCGGTAGTCGTAGGTCATGTGTTGCGCTCCTTTAACTTGGCTTCGATGGCGTTGATGGCGGTTTCGTTTTTGTCAAACTGCTGTATTGTGAGATGCCATGTTGTACAGTTCTCCAACGCATCCAGCGCCAGCTTCAATGCTTCGTCATTAGCCGTAGGTGCTGCCCTCTCATCAGCACGAACAAGGGCAACAAGGCGCTCAAGTTCAGGCGAAACGTATGTCACGCCCTCAAAGGACATTAAGGGGTATCCCGCTTCTTTGCAAAGCTCTATTGTTGTTTTCATACACCCTCCGCATCTAAAAAATCTTCCTGAGACTGCGCACTCATCTCAGCAAAGGTCTCAAAATGGTTTTCACCACAGCAACCAGAGCTGGTCTGCTCATTGCCGCAGTAACAGCAATAGGCCTGCGAATCCGCCAAGAGCTCCAGGCGCAACTGTTCACGTATCTCGCTCATACCCCACCCCTTTCTTTACACGGCCACGCCGCGCGCAACACTTCCAAAATCAAACTGTCCGCAGCCAAATGCCGCCGAGCAGGCACCCGCTCCAAATACTGCTTCGTCATGTCCAGCAACTGCCCCGCATTGATCGAGGCCGGAGCACACACCAAAGCCAGCTGCAACGTGTCCGCCACCCCCGTCACATAGCCAATGGCATTCATCTGATCCATCTGCGAGCTGCTGGTGATCTGCTCATACAGCTTGTTCCCCGTCTTAAACTGAGCGTGCGCCGAGCAAGACAGCACCAGACCAATCAACATAAATACTGTTCTCATTGCGAATCCTTCCAATCTTGAAATTTGTCATAACCGTCATCCCACTCACGGTCATCCGCCTCTTTGTCAGCCTGATCCGCCACCCAGCCCTCAATCTCCTCAACCAAGTCAGAGCGCATCGCCGGACAAATGTCCACGTCAGAGCCAGGGAGGTAGACGTGCCAAAGGGCCCAGGTGGCCGGGTAGTCAGGCTCCAACTGCTCACCATTCCTGCTTCGCGCACCAAGGTTCGCGGGCTCGTGCTCAAACCAACAAACCAGATCCACACCTAACTCGTCACAGGTGTAGTTAAAAAGCAACAGGCCGTCGCCAGAGTGATCAGGGGTGGTCATACAAAACCCTTCAGAAAAGCAAAAAGACGTGTGGACACAGGACCGCGGCCACGCACAGGCGACAACAAAGCCGTCTGCAAGTTGTACGCATCGCGGCTCGGGGACCAAGGCTGACGCGGCACATACACAAGACCAATCTTGACCTTGCCGGTGTCATAGGGGGGAGTAGGGCGGCCTACAGGGGGTTTAGTGGGTTGCATGCTGGGTAGCCTCCTCTAAGGACAAAAAGGCGGCTTCCGTGCCCTCCAGGAAGGCCTCACGGGGCAAACCAATGGATTTGGCCAGAACAGCAGAGGCCAACATCAAGGTAGTCATGGCCAACATGGGGTTCTCAACCTTGCCAGTCAGGTGACCCAACAGGTCTGTGGCCAAGTCGGCAGAATCGCGGACCACGGCTCGAATCTCATCATCAAGTACGCTCATTGCTCTATCCTTTCTTAAAGTTGCAGGGAGTGCAGGTGAATTATAAGCGGTACTGGTTATACAGTGCAAGTGCAAGAAGTGGTTTATTTTGTAGGGGTAAACCCTTAGAGAGGACCGCGGACCGAGGATTTCTGTAAGGTACGAGTAAGGCTATATAGACTTTTCTGACTGAGTTGTGTTTTTGTTTTTTTGAAACCATTTAGACGTGATAGACGTAATAGACGTAAGAGTCAATGAATATGCGGGTTGTGAGTGTGACAGTACATCACGTTGAGGATTAGATGTAAGGTTTTTTCAGGGGAGTTCCGCGAGATGCTTTTTGAAAAAACTTTTTCATGAAATAGTACGTAGACCCCTATAGGGAGACCTTTTTTGTTTTGGGCAGGCTCGGGGCTTTTGGTTTCGCCTTGTCTTAGGCCGCTGCTCCTGGTACACTGTTTGCAATTGCTTACAGGAGCGTAAAAATGTTTCAGATTGAGTCGGGCGTGGAGATGCCTGTGGGGCGGACAAAGTACCCCTTTGCTGACATGCACCCGGGCGATTCAATCCGTTTTGGGAACGAAAAGCTGGCCAATAGTGCCCGGGTATCGGCGATGCGGTTTGTCCGAGCGCATGCCCCTGAATGGACGTTCCAACTGCGCCGGGTTGAGAACGGCTGGCGCTTGTGGAGAGTTGCATGACCAAGCGAGATGTCTGGAACGTGCCGCCCATCATTGGGGACAAAGCACAAAAGCGCATGTCTGGCCAGGTGGCCCCCCTGCGCAGACAGAAAGTCCTAACAGGCAAGGAATGGAAGTTTGTCACGGAGCTTGTGACGGGGGATGGCCGGGTAACCCTGAAGGAGGCAGCTATCAGGGCCGGGTACAAGCCCACAAGCGCCTCGGTGATGGCCTGGAAGCTGACGAACCCTGAGATCAACCCTCACGTGGTCTCGGCCATCCAGGCTTACAGGGCAGAGCTCAACAGCAAGTACAACACTTCATACGAGCGGCACATGAAGGATTTGCAGCTCATCAGGGACAAGGCCCTGGACGCTGGGGCGTATGCTGCTGCTGTGCAGGCCGAATACCGCCGTGGGCAGGCTTTGGGGTCGATCTACATTGACCGCAAGGAAATCAGGCATGGCACCATTGATTCGATGTCGAAAGAGGAAGTGCAGCGCAAGCTGGACGAGCTCAAAGCCTTGTACGGTGGACCACCCCCAAGCGCGCTGATTGACGCGAGCACGGGCCTGGTGATTGAAAGCATTGACCGTGAAAAAGACCCCGTTTTTGTCTCTCCAGTGGCAGAACCTGCGCCCGATATCTTTGAACGGGACAACGATCTGGGACCCGACGATGTCAACCCCTGAAGCCGCCTTTGCTGCCCGTGTGCGGGACGGGTTGCGCCCTTTGGGGGTTGACACCGAACGGATTGAAAACCGCGTGAACCTGGGCGTGTCTGACATGCTGGTGGGCGCGGGAGACCGCTTTGTTTCGATTGAGTTGAAGGCCGTCTCGCGTGGCTTGAAAGTCGCGCTTCGCCCCCATCAGATTGCTTTTCTGACCCGGCACGCTTCGCACGGTCGCCCGTGCTATGTGCTGGTGCATCAGGTGAGCACGGTTATTCGCCCTGGCCGCATCGCTTTGTACCATGGCCGACAGGCAATTGCTTTGGCCGAAGAAGGCTTGCGGCTTGAGCCCCTGGCCGCGTGGCCTAGCCGGGGCATGCCGTGGGGGGAGCTGGCCGATATACTTTCAGGGAAAACCCCAATAAAATAATTCGCCGCGCTGTTATTTTGCTGCTATGATAGCGGCACCGGAACAACCCGGTAAACCATAGAGGATAGAGAAATGAAAAAAGAACTGACCCACATTGTTGCCCTGATTAATTCAAGCATCACCCCCTTAACTGAAGGGCACATGATTCAGTCAAGGGCGGTTGAAGCGCTTGAATATGCTCAAAATATTGCGCGAGCATGGCGATCAGAATCTCGGAATATTGACCACATTGTGGTTATTGCGTCAATTCGACAAGTGCAGGCCCTTGAGGCTTCTGTTACTTTCACCAACACCATTGGGGATTGACATGTTAAAAACAATCGCTGTTACATCAAACCGGAAGACCGGGCCAATTGCCGCCACTTATCGCAGTGGCGTTCATGAGACATATGGCACGTGTCCGACATCTTGCCAATTGCACCCTAAAAGTGAGACGGGCGCTGTTGAAGTTGACGCGGACTATTTGGCCGCGGTGTCTGACGCGGTGCCCCGTGGTGGCCAAGCCTGGACTTATTCCCATTTTCCCGCTGAGACGTTGCCAAAACCGGCACCGGGTAAAACCGTGTTTAATGCATCATGTGACACCATGGGCGAAGCTGTGCGCACTGTAGAGCTGGGCCGCCCGGCGGTATATGCTGCCCCGGTCGATATGGCCGACAGTTTTCCCCTGACGCATCAGGGCGTTAAATTCGTGCGCTGCCCCGCTGATTTGTCTGAGACTTTCACTTGTGCCCAATGCGGAGGGGGCCGCCCGTTATGCGCTCAGGGGGAGCGGGATTATGTTGTTGTTTTCGTTGCGCACGGTAGCGGAAAAAAGCGAGTCGGCACGGGGAAAGGCGGTTGTTATGCCGCCGGGGGTCCAACTGCTATCGTATGGCATGGCACAAAAAAGAGCGGTCACCAGAATGATGCTGCCGCTGTTCGTTCGTTCGCCCGTTCGCTGCCGCCTGGGTCTCTGTTGCGTCATCATGTAGCGGGTGACATTGGCCGGGAGATGGCCTAATGTTTTTTGCTCTGGCTGTCTTTATTCTGCTGTGGTTAATAGTTGACCTATTCAC